GCGAATCCAACCAAGAATTGCCGGTCGGAACCACGATTGCGCTGTTGGAACGTGGCTCTCGGGTCATGTCAGCGGTGCATAAGCGCATGCACTACGCCCAGAAGCAGGAACTTAAGCTTCTTGCGGACATCTTTGCTGAGTATATGCCGCCGGAGTACCCGTATGAGGTGTATGGCGGCGAAGCCACCATCAAGGCTTCCGACTTTGACGGCAAAGTAGACGTCATCCCGGTCAGCGACCCGAATATTTTCTCTATGACGCAGCGCATTACACTGGCTCAACAGCAATTGCAGTTGGCCCAGCAAGCGCCGCAGATGCACAACATGTACGAAGCATACCGTCGTATGTATTCGGCACTTGGTGTCACGGACATCGACCTCGTTCTTCCGCCTCCTCCTCAGGCCCAGCCCGAAAGTCCTGCTTTGGAGAATGCACGGTCGCTTGTTATCCCGTCGGGTGGTCAACCGCTGAAGGCTTTCCCGGATCAAGACCACCTTGCTCACATGCAGGCGCATGTGACGTTCATGTTGTCGCCTTTGATCCAGATGTCGCCAGCAGTGTACGGCGTTTTGATGTCGCATGTGCTTGAGCATCTGTCTCTTGCAGCGCAACAACAGGTTGTTCTCCAGATGCAGCAGCAGGGCATGAACATGATGCTGCAACCGCATGAAATGGAGATCGAGGTCGCGAAGGCCGAAGCCGTGCTCATGCAACAGTTGATGCAACAGCTTGCTCCGCAGCAGGGTCCAGATCCGTTGATCCAACTTCAACAGCAAGGCTTGCAGTTGAAGGCGCAAGAAGTACAGCAACGGGCTCAAAGTGACCAGAATCGCTTGGCGCTTGAAGCGCAGAAGCTTCAGGTTAAAACCGCCGTTGACAAAGAACGGATGCAATCGATGGAAGACATTGCTCAACTCCGCGCTAACACGGCAATGCAGCGTGTGGCCGCTAGTAAGATGATGAGGCAGTAATGGCTGATACATGGGGCAATGATTCAGATTCCTCACAATCGAATCCTCGCGCTGGTGATACCCCCGGCTTCGGGACGGGCGGGGGTGGCTCCGTTGGCGGTGGCGGTGGCTACGGTGTAGATCGTGGCGGTGGTCTTGCCAGTGGTGACGGTGGACGTGGCGGTTGGGAATCCCAAGGTCGCGGCTCAAATGTTACCGATTCTCGGCCCCAATCCCCTGCGGAACGTGCAGCGGGTGTTGGCCCGGGTGGAGCTGTAAATGCTGCTGGCCCGTCCCCTGTCGTCCCTATTGGATTAGGGCAATTTCCGGCAGGCCCGACTATTCCGGGAGTGCCCCTGTTCATGAACCCGGCACCTATGGCACCGACCACCATAGGGGTACCAACAATTAACTTGAACCTTCCCAACAACCCATATGGTGGGGCGTTTATTGGTCAGAATATTAGGACCTTTGAAAATCCAAATGTTGGCATTGGCACAAGCTACTATGGCAATACCGGTCAGCCTCTGACCGGAAGTACCGGTATTATGTATCGGGAACCTCAACGTGCCGGTTTTAGCCAACCTTTGTCCGCAGAGGTCAGACAAGACTATTTAAACTGGCTTGAAAAACAAAATGGTTTGGCTCCCGGGTCTCTCTCAAAGCAGCACGCTATGGAAAGTGGCGCTACTGACAACCCCGACTTTGCAATGTCGCCTACCGGGGCTCTTGGCGCATTTCAGTTTACACGCGGCACTGCCAAGTCTATGGGCCTTATCAACCCACTTACAGGGGAAGATGCAAGAACAGATTTTATTCAATCTGCTGACGCGGCTGCTGCATTGAATGTCAAAAATGCTGAAGGGCTCGCATCTTTCTTAGGCCGTCAACCAACTGCCGCCGAGCTTTCAGTTGCTTATCAACAAGGTCTTGGTGGAGCAAAGGCTCTTCTTGGTAACCCTAATCTTTCTGCAAAAGAAGCTTTAGCTAAAGCATATGGCGGCGATGTTGAAAAAGCTGCTCGCGCAATTAGCGTTAATGGCGGCGATCCTGATGCACCGGCAAGTCAGTTTACCGGCAAGCTAACGTCGGCGTTTAATGCAATGCCGTCTGATCTATCAAAACTTGCAGCGTATAGAGGTTCTCCGGCGGATCTCCCTGCTGTGTCAGCCAAAACGGCTCTTCAATCTGCCGGTAACAATGGATTTGCTGTGCCGGGAGGGCAGCAAACGGCGGCGCAAGCAGCGTCGTCTAGTCCACAGAACTTTGGCGATTGGCTTAGTGGTTTGTTTGATAATAATGCTCGTATTAAAGAGCTTGAGGCACAGGGGAAAACAGCTCTGTTTCCCGATGCTTATTCAAAAGAGTTTCTTACTGATGAAGAGGGCAATCCCATTTCTGCAAAAGAATGGTATCGCCAAGATATTGAACAGCAGCTTGGAAGACCTGTCGATATTTCCGAGGTTAAATCAAGAATCGTGGATTACGGTCAAGGTCCGGTTGTAGACTACTACACCAAAGGACTTGACCAAGCTTTAGGGGAGATTGTCACAGGTCCTTTTAAGGCCATAGGCAACCTGTTTAATCAGTCTTCTGGCGCTTCCACTTCTACAGCAACAAAAACAGACACAGCAAAAGCCGCTTCTCAAAACCCAGATTTATTTGGTGCTTGGCTTAGTGGGATGTTTGACAATTCTGCTCAAGTAAAACAGCTTGAATCTCAAGGTCAAACTTCAACATATCCTGAATACGATGTTGGATATGCAAAGCAAAAATATGCAGACGATTTTGCTGGCGGAGATCTCAGCAAAGTTAGGTCTCGTGTGGTAGATTACGGCCAAGGCCCCGTTGTAGACTACTATACAAAAGATCTCCCGGAAGCGTTGTTTGGTATCCCCTCACTCTTTGGTAAAAGGTAAAAGGAATTTATTATGACCTACCCGATTAAGACATTTAAGGCCCCTGCAACCAAGATCGATAACATGGTTCAAGTTATCGAAGGTCAGGGCAATGTTCCGTTGAAGCAGATGCAGGATTGTTCTGTTCCGCCTGCCCCTTCAAAGGGTGACATGAAGGCAAAGGGCTTTGGTGCAATGCTTCGGTCACAGATGTTCAAGGTCCGTTAATGGACCCTTTTACGATACTGGCTGGCGCTACTGCTATCTATAACGGCTTGAAGTCTGCGGTGAGCGCAGGTGAGGACGTTGTAGATACGGCGCACCGTGTCAGCAGTCTTATGTCAGAGGTTGCAAAGGTCGTGCAGCTTGTCTCGCTGCCACGAAAGAAAAGACTATTTCAGTCTACCGAAGACTTTGAAGCCGAGGCAATGAAGCTTTACAGCGCCAAGGCTAAGGCCAACCAACTGGCTTTGGATGCAAAGAACCTGTTTATTTCTCAACACGGGAAAAATGCTTGGGATTATATCCAGAAACAGGTCGCTGAGATGAAAAAGGAAGCAGCGCGTCAAGCACGATTACATGCGGAAGAGATGGAAGAAGCCCGCAAAGATGCAATATTTGTTGGAAGCATTGTTATTGGGCTTATTGTTGCTATGGGTGGTATTGGGATAGTTCTTATGGTGACGCACTAATGGAACACTTTGATTTCTCTAAAATTATCAACATGTTGTTTCCTGTAATCATAGCTGCGCTTGGTTGGCTGCTTACTCAGATCAGTACGCTAACCATGAAAGTACAGGATCTAGAAAGTAAGATGCCCATGCTGATTACTCCACAAGGCACCCCAACAGATAGTCCTCTATCGGCAGAGGCGCGTTACAAATTGCGCGATGAATTGACGGGCAAGATCAATGAGTTGTCCGTACGAGTGCGTATTCTTGAGAAAGTCACGGAGGGCAAGTGATGGATCTTCTTAAAACATTTGGGCCGTTGATCGGTTCAGTTGCACCTACGATTGCTACAGCACTTGGTGGCCCGGTTGCCGGGATGGCCGTCAAAGCACTATCAGGAGCTTTGTTTGGTCACGAGGATGCAAGCGAGGATGAGATTAAAACTGCCCTTGCTAATCCGACAGCGGATCAGCTTGCTGCATTGAAAAAGATTGATGCCGACTTCAAAGTTCAGATGAAATCTCTGGATATAGATCTGGAAAGAATCGCTGCTTCTGATCGGGACAGTGCGCGTAATTATGCGATTGTAACACACGACATGACGCCGCGTATTCTTGCCGTAATTGTTGTGGTCGCGTGGGGAACAGTTCAATGGTTCTTATTGCACAATGTTATAGACGCTTCTATGAGAGAGCTTGTGGCTCGAGTCCTTGGTACATTGGATGGGGCCCTGATGCTGGTTCTTTCATATTATTTTGGGTCTGCTCATAAGCATGGAGACAGCCCCAAGTAGAGGGGGATAGTCCGTGGACGGGCTTTACTTAGCTGAAAATATTCTTAAATTCCTACGCGAAAGGACTTCAGTCCTAACGGAACAGATAACAGAGGGGTCTGTTCCCGACTTCGCTACCTATCAGAAGCTTCGCTCACAATACGAAGCCTTTGTGTCGGTGGAGGAGCTTTTAGTCTCTCTGCTAAAGAAGAGTGGTGAAGACGATGAGTGGTCTGATTTTACCCGATCACGTGGCAAAGGCCGTAAAGGCTAAAAAAGGACAGGCGGCACCGGCATCTCCGGTCCCTGCTCCAGAAGCACTGACAGAACCCACAGTTGCCGATGCTTATGTCCCAGAGGTTGAACGCTCTCTGGACCCTACAAAAATCCCCGGAAACGTCATGGAACGTCTTCCACAGCCAACAGGCTGGCGGGTTTTGATTCTCCCTTACCGTGGCCCAAAGCAATCCAAAGGCGGCGTCCTCTATGCGGACGAAACCGTTGAACGGAATTCTTTGACCACTGT